CGTCTTTACAACGAACTAAAGACATTCGTCTGGAATAATGGTAAGCCCGAGGCTATGAGAGGTTATAACGACGACCTTGTAATGTCTATGGCTATTGCCTGTTGGGTAAGGGACACAGCATTAGTTTCCAACCAGAGGGACTCTGAATATAAGAGAGCCTTGCTTGGAGCGATGACGACATCCAAAACAAAGCTTAACACAGCGATACCAGGTATGGTAAACTATGGGGAACCTAACGGGGTTCAACAAATGAAACAAATAATGACCAACTTCCCTGGTCTTTTTAAGGGGTAAAATAGATGGCAGACGATAATATCAAAAACGAAGACTCGGCTTTATTTAAGCGACTAACGAGACTATTCTCTGGACCTATTGTAAATAGGCGACAGCAGAACAGAAGAAAATTCAAGAGAAAGGCGATGGACAACTACGCCACTCGCTTCACCTCTGCTTCGGGCAAACAATTCCAGAAGAATCAATACAATCCATTCGAGCAAATAAACTCAGATGCGATGAACAACCGAGTCCGCTTTGAGCGTTATGTCGACTTCGACCAAATGGAGTTCGAGCCTATTATCGCATCGTCCTTAGACATCTATGCGGACGAGATGACTTATCATAACGAACTCAACAATATGATAAATATTGAGTGTCCAAACCAAGAGATCAAGTCTACACTAGAGTCTCTCTATAACAACGTCCTAAATGTTGACTTCAACCTTTACGGTTGGTGTCGAACGATGTGTAAATATGGAGACTATTTTCTCTATGTTGACATCGACGATAAAATCGGCGTCAAGTCTTTTATTCCACTACCACCAGCAGAAGTAGAAAGATTAGAAGGCGAAGACCCAACTAACCCCAACTATGTCCAATACCAGTGGAACTCTGCTGGGCTTACTTTTGAGAACTGGCAGGTAGCACACTTCCGCATTTTAGGTAATGACAAGTATGCTCCTTATGGAACTTCTATTTTAGAACCAGCACGACGCATCTGGCGACAACTTCACCTTTTAGAAGATGCTATGATGTCTTACAGAATCACTCGCTCTCCAGAGCGAAGAGTTTTCTATGTTGATGTTGGTAATATTTCTCCACAAGATGTGGAGCAGTACATGCAGAAGGTCGTAACAACTATGAAGAAAAATCAAGTTGTTGACGCAAACACTGGACGAGTCGATCTTCGTTACAACCCACTTTCTATTGACGAGGATTATTTTATTCCTGTCCGTGGTGGCGAGAGCACAAAGATTGAATCGCTTCCAGGCGGAACCTACACAGGCGACATCGACGACGTAAAGTATTTGAGAGATAAACTCTTCGCAGCACTCAAGATTCCTCAGTCTTACCTTTCTCGTTCAGAGGGAGCAGACGAGGACAAAGCAACACTCGCACAAAAAGACATTCGCTTTGCAAGAACTATTCAAAGACTTCAGCGATCTGTTATCGCAGAGTTAGAAAAGGTTGGAATTATCCACCTTTACACTCTTGGTTATCGTGGCGAGGACTTGACCAAGTTCGGTCTAAGGTTGAACAACCCTTCACAGATAGCAGCGATGCAAGAGTTAGAGCACATGAAGACTAAGTTCGAGGTTGCCGATTCAGCAACAGAAGGTTACTTCTCAAAGGCTTGGGTTTATAGAAACATTTTTAGACTTACAGAAGAAGAAGTTATTCGCATTCAAAGAGAGATGTTTCACGACTCTAAGTTTACCGCAGCTATTGAAGCAGCAGGTGAGGCTCCCGAAGGCGGCGAAGGCGGCGGAGGAGACTTTGGCGGCGACGATGACTTCGGTGACGAAGGTGGAGAAGACCTTGACCTCGGCGATGAAGGCGGAGATGAGCCAGAGTCAGCACTTCTATCAGCACCTGGCAAGAGAGATGGATATCTCACACCAGGAGCAAAAGGAAAAGTTTACCACCCAGAGAAAGTCGACTCACGTCCATCGGGCGCTCGAACTCGCTCTATAAAGTCTAAATGGTCAGATGAAACTGCTTCCAACACTCCACGTAATGTAATGCCAGGAATGTCTGACTTGAAGTCTCTTTCTCGTGGCATTTATGAGGGTAATGAAACTACTTACACTGACGCAGACGAAAAATTGCTTCTTGAAGTGAATCAAGAATTGACCGACTGGCAAGTCAAGTCAATTGTGAAAGAGCTTGAAAAGAAGAATAATAAGCAATTAAAAGGATAACAAACAAAATGAAGTTTAAGCACAATAAAAAGAGAAACACAGCATTCTTATTTGAAACTCTTATCAAGGAAATGGCGAAGTCAGTAGTAGCCAACGATTCAGAGAGGCAAACAAAAATCGCAAAGATTATTAAAAGACACTTCACCAAACGTGGTGTCCTTTATAAAGACTTACAGTCCTATAAGGTTCTAATGGAGCTTAAGGAAGCTGAGACAGGCTTCGCACAGAGAATCCTCTCAGAAGTTCGTAGAGAGAGGGATAGGCTCAACACACAGAATATCTTTTCAGAGCAGTCAAGACTTATCAAAAAGATTAATGTAGAGTTAGGTCAAGAGGTTTATTCTAACTTTGTTCCAAACTACAAGACTATGGCTACTATTGGTCAGCTATTCGCCGACAACGTTTCTCCTAATGAGAAAGTCATTCTTGAGGACAAACTCCTCACAGAGATGACAAAGGCAGAAGAAAAGACTGAAAAGGAAATCTTAGAGCACATTGACTCAATCGCTTATAAGACTTTCACAAACAAGTTTAATAAAGCCTACGCTGGCAAGCTTCACGAAGAGCAGCAACATATTGTTTCAAAATACATTTACTCCGTTTCAGACAACGGAATCTCTCTCAAGACTTACCTAAATGAAGAAGTTGGGAGACTTAGGGATAAGGTTAAAGCTTCTCTCGATGTAAAAGAAGTTAGCTCTGACCCAGAGATGATTCGAAAGACAGAGCAGGTCTTAGAGTTTTTGGACAGTTTAACTGAGACCAAGCTTGACGAAACCGCCATCAAAAAGATTATGCAGATTCAAGGTCTTGTCCGTGAGGTAGAAACTAATGAATGAAGACATCAAAGTTCAGATTGGCGAGCCAGAAGAGAAGAGCGTAGTCTACAACCCAAAGATGAAAATGGCTCTTCGTAAAACCCTATCAGGCGATTATGCTATTTTCGACCACGCAGACATAGACATCGTAGTTCAGCCAGAAAAGAAACAAGTTCTTGCTTTCCCTAAGAACGAAATGTCTGACGACGTTTACGCAGCCCAAGACAGGCTGTTCGACTTCCTCGGCAGAAAGGGTGTCCTTGTTAGGGACTCTGTTCAAGCAGGAAACGTCTATGGAACAATCCAGGCTACCTATCCAGAAGCAACTAATGGAGCAAACGAAACAGAAGTTGTTATCTATTCTATCGGGCGCTTCATCGAAGAAGAGAAGCCTTATTATGCACACGACGACGCACTTGAGGACGAAATGACCAAAGCACTCACAGACCCTTCCGAAGAAGATTCGACAGAACTCGGCGAGGTTCCTCAAGAGGTGGAAAAGGGAACTGTTCCAAAATATCCCGCCATCAAGTCTTACTATAGAGTTTATTAGAAAGGACATCAAGTGCTCCCCCTCATTTACTTTATCTTATCCGCATTCGGACTCACCCAAATTCTAATCTACGGCTCTATCTTTGATTCTATAAGACCAACCAAAGGAAAGCTAGGAGAACTGTTCAGGTGTCCTATGTGTCTAGGTTTTTGGATTGGTTTACTTTTATGGAGTCTAAATCATCAAACCGAACTATTTAGTTTTGATTATAGTCTGTTAACGGCAATCTTGTTAGGGTGCTTGAGTTCTGGAACTTCTTACATCCTCGCAACATTGTTCGACGATAACGGAATAAAGATAAGCAAATGAAAGCGAGGTTCCCAATGGCAAACAAAAGATGGATGTTACAGCCTGTTCGTAATTGCTGCAAGGGCAGCATATTCACGCAGGGAGAGCCTGCTTTTTATTATTTATGGAGTTGACAAATGAACAATAAAGTTCTACTAAGAGAATACTATGAGCTTTGCGAAGGCGGAGTGTGCCAAGACTTTCTAACTGAAAGCGAAAAACGTGAGGTTGCCGAAGGAAAGGCAATGTATCTCAC